TACGTGTGTTGATCTGTCTACCATCAAATATATTTTGTTCGCTATGTATTCACATAACTCTTCTTTATCCTTTTTCTTTAGGTCAAAATAGTCTTTTGGAATATCTATTTCATCTATTTTAACTTGTGCTTTTCTACCCATCGCCATACTGTTCCGTTTGCTTGACCTGTTAGTTTTGCTATTTGCTTATTGGAATAACCTTCCAAATGCAAATTTACCACCTCATCCTTTTCTTCTTGGGTTATCTCAGATCTTTTTCTTTTGGTATGTGGTTTACGCTTCGTAATTTTTCTACTTGGTCTACCGTAACTATCTAATAATGGGAAGTTACCGTCTTTGTCTTTCCAAGGTAATTTATACCAAATACCATTCTCATCATTGAAAGTATAACCCATTACTTTCATAATTTCAAATGTTTGTTCTTTTTGATAAATATCCACATATGTGTTTGGTTTGTTCCATACCTTAGCACTACCACCATTTTCGCTTAAGTATTTCTGTCTTTCTCTGCGATCCATTTCAAGTTCACATTTCTTACATCTACACTTAAGACGCTTATAAAATTCTGTCTTTGGTAGCCATTGTTCACAGTCCTGACAATATTGATAATTTGTTGGTGGTATAAATTCTATTGGTTCTTCTATCACTTCTGGTTGAGATATTTGTGGTTTAAGCCTTTGTTTATATTCAGCTTTTTGTTTAGCTATACACTCGTTACAGATCTTTCTAGTTCTATTCTTACCTTGTATTGAATGGTAGTATGTATAAAACTGGTTATCGTCTTTTTCTAAATCACATTTGTTGCAACGACGCATAATAATAAATATCTGGTTTTAAAGCAAAAGTCCAGCTAGGTAATGGAGCAAAAACCTTGGCTGGACTTAAGTTGTATTTATAGTTATATGTACTAATAAATATAACATATTTATCTAAAAAAACAAAATATATAGGAATATTTTTTCTATATTTTGCACAATAAAACTTCTGCATTTGGCACAATAAAACTTCCGGGTTTGGCAAAAAATACAAAACCCCAACCATCCCGGTTGAGGTCTTGTCCGCTACCTTCTAGGAAGATCACGGCGTTGGTTATACAGAAATACTAGATCATTACTAATATACACAAAATATTTAAGATAACAAAATATCTGTTAAGTTTTTTGCATCTTTTATATCCAAATATGTTACTGTCTTTAAAACATTTGGATATGCCCTATAATACCAAGTTGATCCTGGAAGTTCTCTTTGTTCCCATACTAAGTCTTTTAACTTCTTCAAATTCCAAGACCATATACCTTCCGGTGTTGAGACAACAAACCTTACCCTTTTAGAACGCATTAGAGCGTCGTATTTGGGTTTATCCATCAAAAGAGTATCGTAGTGTCGTCCACGACATTTAAACTCAAATATGACGTCCGTAGACGGACTGTAACCATCCTTCCTGTTAAACTCACTTGTGTCTTGAAGATCTGGTATTAATTTATCCTTAAGTAGTTTTATTAATTCTGCCTCTTTGAGGTTAGTTAAAAAAGTTTTTCTGTCTTTCATATTTCCATAGTTATTGTCTTTTTGTTATTCTTCTTAAGAAGTTCTGGGAAATATACTTTTATAAAAAAGTTGAGGATGTATTTGTCACTACTGTCTAATACTTCTTCTTCAAGTAGTAGTAGCGAAGCTACATAGTCTTTCTGTTCAGGACTTGTTAGTTCTTGAAACTTTTTAATACCAATACTTCCATCCCTAAAGTACATTGGTTTTCTTTCTTCTTGTTTGTTTTCCATTTTAATTTGTTTTTTTATTTTTATTATTATAATTTTTTAAGCATCCTTTCCACCATCCTTTGAGGTACTTCAACCTTTCAGGACAATTTGTTTTCATACCCTGTTGAATATAACTCTTGTGACAACCCAATATCCAAAGTTCATCCTGACTAAGTTGAGGATGGTTACATTGTTTTTGTTCTTCTAAAAGCTTTTTGAATGTTTTTGTTTTCATATTATTTAACTTTTTCTAAATCTTTAATTTTATAATACAAACTACACTCTTTTGGAGAAAGACTATTCCAACCAGAAAGTTCATACTTCTTCAAAACAGTTTTCATTTCTTCTGTTAGCCTTTCCTCAACTTTAGTTTCGTTTAGTTTACTTTCGTTTAGTTTAGTTTGGTTTAATTTACTTTCATTTACTTTACTTTCCTTTACTTTACTTTGTGTATTAATGTCAACATAAACTGGGTTATTGTTAACATTAACTGAGTTATTGTTGTAACGAGCTGAGTTTTTTTCGCAGAAATTAGCTCTACGTGACAAAACATCTGACATTCTGTGAGTTAATTCCTCAGAATGAAGATAACCATTTGTCATTTGAAGTAATCCCAACTTAACACAATATTGTACAATTTCATCCAGATCTTCCATATCAATGTCAAAATCTGGTGTCAATAACTCAATGTTTAGTTCGGTCCATTCGTATTCCAAATACTCACAGTTTCCCAAATGTTCAAGTAACATATTCCAAACTGAATAACCTTTATGTGAGAATTTTCTTCTCAACGCTTTAATCTTAATGTCATTCCTCATACCTGTATCATGTGAGAAATAGTCTACATTGTTTTTTACTGGTCTAGCCATATATCTATTGTTTAATAAAAAAGGGTTACAAAACTACTCACCGCCTTCAACCTCAGTTTTTGTAATGCAACCCTAAATGTCTTTAATGTCCTATATTGTTGAAGGGGACATATATAAATATACACTTTTTTTTCAAAAGTACAAAACCCGAAGCAAAAATATTTTTTTTGTGATATTTTTTTATTTCCCAAAAATTCCATATATTTGATTATAATAAAAATTTATAGATTATGGTACAGACAAAAAAGATTCAAAAATGTGCATTCACAAAGTCTTGGAATGCTCCAGATGGTAACACCATCTATTATCATGAAGTATTGTTCAACGGAGATGAACAACCTTATGTTTATGGTTCAAAGTCCAAAGAACCAGATTTTCTTCAAGCCGGTGAAGAATTATCTTTCACCATCAAAGATGCTTTGAAGAGAACAATAACAAGAGTACAAACACAGGAACAACTACAGACAAAAACAACTACGTCGTATGATGGTGGGGTTGGTGCTATGGTTGGTAATGCTATCACCAACGCTTGTAACTTGGTGGTTGCTGGAAAAGCAAATATGGAAGAGATTGAAGTGATCGCTGAAGAAATTTGCAGAATATCCAACAGCCTCAAGCTGAAGTTTTCCAATAAATAAATAAAAGCTTTCATTTTGTTTTTTTGAAAAGTCGGGAAGAGTGGTGTACTTCCTGGCTTTTTTTTATTATATTTATTGTAGTCCGGTTGGGTGGTTCCATTAATTTGTTTGAATACTACTGCCAATTGTATCATTTTTTCCCCAACCGGATTTTTTAAATGTCTAAGAAAATCCAAACCATATTAGAAGTACTAATCAACCTAATTGCAATCGGTGTAGGTATTATGGTTTTTAGCTTTGCCGGTATATTTTTATGGGCAATATTCTCATCGATTTTTTGAAGATTTGGAAATGTCATTTATTCTTCTTATATTAGTGTATTAGTTAACAATTAAAAATTTATAGTTATGTCAAAAACAACAGAATGGTTCCTAGAACTACAAGAAAATGGACTGGTAAGCATTTACCAAACCGTAGTTGAAGATGTCGACTACGAGGAAGTAGAATTAGTATTAACCCCTAAAACAGAAGAAAATGATCATTGAGTTTGAAACAACACAGAAAACGCTTTATTCTTTTAGTCTAGACCTAAGTGATGAAGCAGAATTTTTACATTGGCAAATGACACAAGATGGCCCTGGTGAAAAAGATATTCTAAGATATTTACAAAGTAGGGATTTGCCTCGTAAAGAAATTCATTTTCCACTAGAAATAGAAAATATGATTAGTGACGAAAATGACGAAGATTAGTTTTTTTTTCTAATAATGGTAAATAAAAAAGGCCGGCGTTTCTACGCTGGCCAATTTTTTATGTACAAGAAAAAACAATAAACTTATTCTCCGCGCCATTTAGAATAGCAAATAGCTAAGGCTTGGTCTTGATCATACTCACCACCAATCTCACTCATACATCTTGATATGAATGCGTTTTCATCTTCACTACCACTTGGTGATGGTACAGGGAAACCTTGTTTAACTTTCTTAGCTTCTACCGGCACACAGTTTGGAACTTCACGTCCATCAACTATCTTAGTGCCATAAGGCTCATAACCATCCCAACAAGGATTTTCCATCTCACCTTCTTGGAATTTTTTCTTTTTGCAACCACAGCCTTTCTCTGAAGACATTTGTTGGTATACTTTTTTTACGATGTTAAAGTTGCTCATTATAATAATTTTTTATATTCTGCATAAGTTATATGCTTGTTATTTAAATAGTAATTATCAAATGTTTTATTAATCCATTTAGCAAAATCTATATTTTCTATTCCGTATTTTTCAGGGCTAACCTCTTGATACATCCTAGTTAAATAATAAACTTTTTTTGTGTAATGTAATTCTTCAGCATTTGGTTCTGGTAATCTTTCGTTGTTTAAATTTTTCATAATCCATTCTTCTTTTTTAAATGTCTGTTTTCAGCCATCAAGCTTTCAACTTTCTTTTCTAGCTCTTGAATTTTTATATTCAATTCGTGTATTTCAGCCTTTAGGTCATCTATAATATTCTTATATAGATTAACTGATAACTCAAGATTTTTTAAGACTTGGTTATCGGTCTCAGCGTCACTTCTTCTTTTACCAACAAAAAAACTAGCAACAGCTGTTATTAAGTTGGATACAATTAATATTAGTTCGTTATTCATATCTTAATAGCAATCTTGACATGGGGGGTTTTCGTGTTCAATCTCAGACCATACCGGCATCTTTAAATTCCTTAACGAGTAACCCGTTCTACTTACCTTATTTAAATAAATTCCATTAACATACTTTTCGTTTCTAGCTGGCATCATACCATCAATTGTTGAAGCAGATAAGTAATCTGGGAATTTGTTTTGACCTCTACCAGTTAATAGATAATCTTGTAGACGTGTCATATAAAAGTCAGCTCTTTGATTTTGGATTGAACGAAGATATTTCATTGTCTCCATATCAACTGATCTAGCGCTCTCCATATCGCCTTCTACGATGCCTCTATTCATCGTTCTATAGTGAAGATGAGGTATTGCTTCAGCGTAAGCTTTTTGGATCAAAAATGGGGCTATATATTCGTTTACAAGCGTAAGTTCATCAGCATTGAATGTGTTACCAGTTGCTGTCACTTGATCTAACAAATGATCATAGAACTTGGTACCAAGGATTGTTTGCAAATGTATATCCTGAGCAATTTGTATTTCAGCTTTCAACACATCCATATCAACGTTCTTATTGATATTTGTAAAAGCTTTTAGTTTAGTTTCTGATATTAATAATACACCCATAGTTGTAGATTAGTTTTCTTCTTCGTCGTCTCCCAACCATATGCCGCATTCTTCTTCGGTTAAACCATAACCGGATTTTAACATTTGCATAGCTTGAGAATAAGTTATTTTACCTTTATTATATTCACGTACAATTCTCATAAGTGCTTGATACTCACGACCTTTTAAACCTTTGATGTTTTCATTAACAGCAGCAGCTTCAACAGGTGTAACCGGAGCATCTTCAACAACTGGCTTTTGCAATACATCACCAGTCTCAAATATTGACAATGGCTTAATTTCAAATGTAGTTGGTTGACCAGCTTTCATTGATACAAGTTTATTGAATGTAGGTAATAGTTCTGCTTGATATGGCATAATAACCATCTTACGGAAATATTCTGAATGTTCAACAATTTCATTTGCAGCACCCAACTTACCAGAAGTTGTTACAGCAAACAATTCACCAGATGATACTCTGTGACCGGCCATAATAGAACGGATAATATCATCATAGATTTGTTGATAGTAAGCGTCATTACCACCAGGACTGATTTGTGTAATCTCCGGTGCCACTTCTTTGCTTTCATTGAATGATACAATTGCTTGACCAGCATTATCTGTACCACCATATTGTTCTTCCAAACCTCTTACAATAACTCTCATCTCTTCTTCGCCTGGCTGTCCATTATTGTAATTGATCCATAGGCTTGGCATCATACCTCTTTGTAAGTTGTTTTTATGGAAGTTCTTTATCTCAATATCAATTTGTATTGCAGCCAAAGCACCAGAATAATCTGGGTTTGGATAGTAGCTATTAGATGGTTGATATTGTTTGTAATAGAATATTTGTGATGCATCACCTTCGTTCTGATTGAATGCATCATATTCTACAGCTGGGAATCTTCTTAAGTTAGCCCAATCTGGAGAATAATAATATTTTTTAATTTCGTCTGTATCATAATCAATTTTACCAGTTCTAACTCTACTAAAGTCTATATGGTAAATCTCAGCGATTGATTGTCTATCTCTAGACCAAATAACATTAAGTGCATAACCACCAAATAGTACAAGATCCAACGCACATTTCTTCATTACATCGTGTACGTTTTCTTTAGGGTTAATAAGGTTTACGGTCGCCATCGGATTGTTTAAACTAACAATACCATCACCCATTATTTGTTCTACCTTTGATGTTACAATTGCTTTGTGAATTGCACAGTTATTATATTGTCCAATAAGGTATTGTGGCATTAAGTTGTTATCACCATAATAAACCCAAGGGCTTCTTTGAAATACCTCTGAGAATATTGGTAGTGATGCTGCTTTAAAACCTACCTTATGTAACTTCTTTATAGTTTCTTCATTCATAAATTAATCTTCTATATATATGTAGTTTTCATTATTTTCATTATTAGAAACATACGTAGTGAAGAATGGTTCTTCTTCTGTTCCTTCTAATAACACCATACCGGTAAATACTAATGTACTACCATTACCATAAATTTTAAGTTGATATTGACCCTCATAATTAAGGTCTTGACCTGGTTGTTGTAGGTTTAATTGGATTGTACAATATCTATCATTCTCACTATAAACCTGAGAATTTGATGTGCTTATATTATATGATTTTAACTCTTGTGACATTATGTGCACAAAAGTTAATGTATATCCAGTAAAATCTACCCTAGCATTATTGTTAATGTTAAGAACCAGATTATTTGGAGAGTTTTTCTGTAATATAATCATTTGAATAGTCTTCTAATATTAAATATAAATTTTTTCAAAGTGAAATAGAAAAGGGTGCATAAGCACCCCTCTCAACAGATAGATATATGGTTTACAACGAAAGTTGTCAAATCTAATAATGACTATTAGTCATTAAATCCACCAGCAGTAAAGATAGACGATAGATTACCGCTAATTACGTTAGCTGGTTGTGGTTCTTGTCCGGTAAAGATTAACTCAAATCCGTTACGATCACCTAATGCTACACCAGTTGCAGCTGAACCACCAGATAGATACATACCATTAACTTGACCTAAATAATATTGTACATCATTTTGGTCTACAGCAATAATTTGTAGCTGATCATTTTGTGATAAAAGCTTCAATTGGTTGCGCTTATCTTGATCATATTTGTAAAGAACCGCAGTTAATACTTGTTCAAAGAAGATCGTACCATTTTCAAAATTCTTGGTAACGTTCTGAGACAATGAAGAAGTATTTCTTTTTAGTTCAAAATTGAACCAAGTACCAGCACCGGTTATACCCGTGATAGGTCCGGTAGCACCTGAAATTGAAACAGATGAAACTGATGGTTCAGTAGCACCAGTGGCTCCGAGTACCCAAATACTGCGGATTCCGCCAATACCGTCAGAACAACCTAAAGCAACACCTGAAGAAATATAGCAACTCATATTATTAATTTATATTAGTTTTTTCGTTTATTTTAAATTTGTGGGGCCTTTCACCCCACAGGTTTTTATCTAGATGAATAGATTATGCTAATCCGTTTGTTGCGAAGTATGCTGTGCTACCGAACTTAGCGATTTGTGCGCCATAGTTGTAGTTAGCTCTAAATCTAACTTCATTGAAGTCTTTAGAGTACCATACTTCCATTCTCTCGTGATCTGATAACAAATCAAATCCGCAAATTGTGTATTCTTTAGGACCAATTGTTACTTGGTTAGAACCAGCTAAACCAATTGTTGGAACAACCTTAACGTTAGTGTTTGGATGTAAAGCTTCCATGTTAGCAGTAATTTCTGCAGCACCAATATAATTAGTGAAGAAATTAGCTCTAGTTAAAGCTTGTACATACAATCTGAAGTTTGCATATGACATGAACACAACTAAGTCTTCACGGCTCATAGCGTTATCATCAAGAGCGTTGATTAATTTGTCAACTTCAGTAATTGGGTTACCAGAAACGCCGTATGCTGCAGAACTTGAGAACGCAACACCAGCAGATACTCCGATACCAGTTTGACCAGAAGCGATCAATGCTTTGAAACCATCGAAGCAATCTCCGCCAGCAGTTGTGGCAAGCCACAACTTCTGCTCAATTCTTTGTTGGATTTGCTTAACTTTTAAGTCAGCGATAATGTTCTCAAATGGAACTGATTCTTCAGTTTGACCAGGCTGTAACAACATTGACTGATAAGTTGGATACAAATCATCAGGACATAATGCTTCGTTTACTCTTTCTGGACATACTGTAATGCTTCTTTGAGTGAAGGTAGTTGTACCAGATGCGTTCCATCCACAAGCACCAGCTTGGAAAGATGGGCTAGAATCTAAAAGGTTCAATTGTTGTGTACCTTTGATACCAAGACGTACGTTTGCGTACTTTGGTGTAGTAGCGCCGATAAGTGCTTTTGCGAGCAATTCGCCCCCCAACTGGTCGGTGAAACCAGTTATTGACGATACTACATAACTAAAATTTTCTTTTGTGTAGTTTTTCATTTTTAAATATTTTTTAAATTATTTGTTTATTTCTCTTAATCTCATGATACCAGCGATTATATCGTCTTGGCCATCTTTTGATATTTTATTAAAATCTGTTTTGCCATCAGCGATTTTTTTAGCTGCTGGTTCTTTTTTAAATGCGTTGAAGTCGCTGTCCATTTTAGACATTTTCTCTTCCATTTTAGCCATCTTCTCAGACATTTTTTTGATGAAGTCTTTTAGCATATCCAACATCTCTACTTCTACTGGATCACCAATATCTACAGATGGGACGTCTTCAACAACTTCTTCCATTTTTTCAGCGGATACTTCAATCTCTACTTCAGGTTTTTCTTCTTCCATTGCTGGTTCTAATTTAACGATTACTGCGTCTTTGGTTTCTACCTTTGAACCATCTTCTAGTTCGTGTACACCATCTGGTGCTGGTATTTCTCCCTCAGCTGTAACAACCATTACTTTAGCACCCTCAACTACAGAGTCACCCTCTACTTTGATTTGAGTACCGTCTTTCAATTTTGCATCAACGAAAATTTCTTTAACTGATACAATTTCGCCATCTTTAACTTCAACTTCGAAGTTTTCTACTAAACGATAAGATCCACTCTCTAATGCAACTCTCTCAAAAGTATCGCTGATCTTGGTGATTTTCTCACCAGCCTTTAATTCTTTTGCTTCTAGAATTGTATTATCTTCCGTTTTGAAAGATCTAAGAGTAGGTTCTTCGTTAAGAAAGCCAAACTGCTTCATCAACTTTTTAATCTCGTTAATAGCGTTTTTGCTATTTGTTGACATAATTCTTGTTTGTTTTTATGAGTTTATTTATTATCTCTATCTATATATATAAACTTTTGGATTTATTTCCAATTAGTCTATTTTTTTCAATAGTTCTGCTAATTGTTTTAAGAACATTTCTTCTCTAGCAAAGCGCTCAATCTCTTCAAAATATCCGGATACACTAAATCCTTTTAGATCACCCTTCTTTATTTTATTCCACGTTTCGTCATTTCTTACCTTCATTGACACAAACCAGGTTCCTAATGGAAGATGTTGGTATCCGAATTTATTTGATTTGTCTTCGTAACTTTCTTTAATCCAAGACTCAATTACGTAAACATCTTGTACTGGTTTTCCATTATGCATCTCATCATTGTTATCAAGATACTTGTTACGCATATATTTTTCAGCAATCATCTTAATTGTTTCTGCTGAGAAAAATACATAATACGGATTGCCTAAACCATCCTTACGGAATATCTTCAATTCTGGGATCATTGCTGGCCCCATAACGACTCTTTTTTCATCATCGGTAGCAAACTCTTGTTTTGACATTTGCTTCTTTCTAATGCTCTCTAATTTGTTTGCAGCCCATTCTACACCAGTTGTTCCACCCCATCCTAACCAAGCTACATAACCTCTATCTTTCCAAGGTGTTGCTTTAAACTCTGGTGACACTTCAGCATTTCTTCTGTGTCTAGCAAAAGCAGCCATACGAGCAATCGTTGACTCTGAGATGTTCTCACCTTTGCACAATTGGTTAGCTCTGGTCCAACCTACCCTAGTCATTCCTCTAACTTCATCACCGTGTTCATCTCTCCATCTGAGTACCTTACAAGCATTATTTTTAGCTGCTTCAGGATAATCATTATAGGTTTCAAATTTAGATCTTGTTTTACCAGTAATTCCCGGATCAACATAACCAGTTATACCACCCACATCATATCCCAACTCTTCTTTAACATAGTCAGCTATCTTATCTAAGTGACCATACATAAATGACACATCGTGATCCATACCAACGATATTATCAACTTCAGTCATAATATCCACCATATCGTCAACCAATACCACAGCTTCTTCGTATTGATGTTCTGTAGCATTTTCTGCTTTTAATACCTCGTATTCAATTCTAAAAACATTATCTGCAGCTTGTGCAGCACTTCTAATCATACCTACAGCATCTTCTGATACATTTGGCATTTCTGATAAGTGCTTGAATAATGCTTGTGCACCAGGACATAGTGCAAAATATCTTGTATGATAACCAAATACATTTACGTTTTGATCATCAATTTCCATTTGTTGTTTTGATAAACCTAGATTACGAATGGTTGATGGTTTTGCAGTTCCTTCTTGTACAGAACGAATTACAGTATTAGTAACCGTATTTGGTTGCTCATAACCAATCACATCTAAATCTGGTGCCAATCCACTTGGAAAGTCACCATCCATCGCTTTACCTTTATTTACAGATGCTTTGTTAATAATTGTAGCATCTTTCTTATATCTAATCTTTCCCCATACGTGTCTGCAGTTATATCCACCTCTCCAAACCAAAGCACTCTCACCAAACTCATTGGTAAGACTATCCATCTCTTCAACGCGCCATACGTAATTTTTATTAACTAAATCTCTACAGAATGTTCTTGTAGTTGATATTACTGATGCTTGACCAGTAATACGTGG